AACGTCAATACCATGCATTGCTTGTGCATCCTGAGCTGCCTCAAATGTCCAACGAGCTGATAGCTTACGTGAACGGGCTTCTACAGTTTGCTTCATGATCTGTACGTTGATCTTGTTGCCTGGCTCACCTTCAAGTGAACTTAGCGGCTGCGGCGCCTGGGTTAGTACCAGTACCGGAGTAGCTTGTTGCAACTTTAAATGGGCTTAGAGCCTCTTCGCCAGCTGTTGCACCGTTAGCACCAGCATTAACTGTGTCAGCATAACGTACACGTAATGTATGGATTTGTGCAACTGGACCTGTCATTGGCTGAACGCCAACGATTTCGTTAGCAATAACTGTTGGCATTACACGTCTGATAACTGGTAGAATAACACGGTTTAGTGTTGCTACGTTACCACTTTGTGTTGCGCCAGCTGTAACTGCTTCGCTTAGTAGTGACTTCTTAGTATTTTCTAAGATGACACTCATTGTGTTCTTTTTAGAACCACTCAAGCCTTCTAGTAGGGCTTCTTTTGTATCGCCCCAACGGCTTTCTAATAATGCTTGCTTCATTTTACCTAATCTCCTATGGGTATTATTTAAGCCCTGCTAGCTTCTTCAATTCAATAACATTTGCTTCATCAGCATTTGTTTCTTGGACTGAGGCGGTCTTGATAGCAGATTTATTACCAGTTACTTCTTTGTTTTCAACAACCATACGCTTTTCAGCAGTTGGCTGGCTTCCACCAAGAACAGCTGGTAAATATTTGTCATATGCAGATCTTAACTTAGCGGTCTGCACAGATTCTAGTAGCTCGCTCATTACAGCGGCTTTATCCTTATTAAGTGGTTTGAGAAGCTCAGACATTGTGTCTTTGCGCTCGGCACTTTCCTTAATAATACGGATTTCTTTCTCTTTTGACTCCACAATCTCTTTTGATTTGCTAACAGCCTGTTCCGCATCGGCTAGTTTAGCGGCATGTTCTTCAATAGATTCTCTTAACTTAGCAATTTCCTTGTTCTCATTTAAATGAGTACCAGCAAATTCACTAGCAAATGTTTCAAAAATCTTACGTCCAAACATATTTTCGCGAGCGATTGTGATATCTTCTTTGAGTTGAGTCAATTCGGACTCTAGCTTTGAAGTAACACTTTCTTTAACAAGATCAGCACTCTTCTTAACAAAAGCGGCTTGCATCTCAGCCATTTTAGATTTGGCTTCTGATACTAGGCGTACCTTTGTCTCGACAACAGCTTGCTTGTCCTGCTCGAATTCTTCAATTTCTTCAGCTAGTGCTTTAATGACAAACTTGTCCAGTTTGCCAATAGCATTTTCATAAGCCTTGCGATCAGAACGTAGCTCTTTAACTTCTTCGGCTAGCTTACTAACCATGAAGTTATCAAACTTCTCTGCGCTTTCTAGCATACGTGTGTTAAACTTTGCACGATCTTCTGCTAGTTGCTTTTTCTCTGATTGAAATTCTTCGATTTCAGCAGTTAAGGATTCGGTTACCATCTTGTCTAGAGCTTCTACCATTACACTTTTATCGTGATCGTACTTGGAAGCGAATTCATCACGCATTTCCGCACGAATTGATTCACGTGCTTCATTTAGCTTGGTTTCCCATGCTTCATTAATTGCGTCACGAGTCTCTTCGTTGACTAAACCACTTTCTAGTAAGGGTTTTAAAGCATCAAACATAGACCTTCTCCTATAGTTTCAGTTCGTTGATTAAGCGTTTTACCGCTTCTTTCAGGTACTTTTGTACTTTTTGATCATGTACGGCATCTCCTGCCATCTCGAGAGCTTTATGACCACCGCGCATATTAAGCAAACTTTCATAGATTGCTTTTGGATACGCATGTGGAGCACTTGGTTGTGCTACAATGTCTACTGTAACAATTTCAAAGTTACTGACATGTCCTGACGATTCGCTTACGTCACCTGATCCACGTGAACTAACACCTAGTTTGACACGTGCATCAAGCATGCTCTTTACTAATTCACCCATTGGTGTGGGTAAAACTTTTAGTTTACCATGACCGCATGGTCCATCCATCCACATTTCTGTGATCATGTGTGAAACACGGTCTAGGTTAATCTTTAAGTCGTCTGGGTGATCAACTTCACCGAGGACGCTATACCCGCCTTTGATCTGCTCATTAATATTTGATACGGCTTCTTCGATTTCATTGACGGGATATACACGTTGGTTAGCGTTCTTTACGCCACCTTCGATGAAAATACCCTTCATATAGAGATCTTTACGTCCGTTAGCACCTTCTTCGGCCTCAACGACCATTCCAGCTCTATCGAATGTAAGATTTTCTCTTAGATACAAAGCCATAAGTTGCTCCTATTATTCAGCGGATTTTGGCTTAGGGGCAGAAGCTAGTTTGCTTGCTTTACCACCTGGTACGTTGATGTTGCCTGCGTCATCCTTCTTTGGAGCGGCAGCCTTGCCACCAGTTTCTTCGCCACCAGCAACAATGTTACTTGCGGATCCACCCATGTCATTCTTACCTGCAACAATTGAAGTCTTGTTGTCTGCACCTTCTGTATTGCTTACACCAGCAACTTTTTCTACATATTCACGTAGTTTTGCTAGTTCTGCATCAGCGGCAGCTTCATCAATTTCTTCTTCGTCTTCGTCAAGCTCAACTTCTTCAGCTTCAGCAACTTCTTCGTCGTCTTCTTCAGCTTCAGCTGATTCAACAACTTCTTCTTCGTCGTCTTTTTCTTCAGCTTCAAACTGTACAGCTTCTTCAGCGGCTTCGTGATCGTCCATGTCATGGTCGCCATCGCCATCTGCATCTACTGTGCCCATGATCTTGTCGAATTCTGCTTTTAAATCTTCAATAGCGTCTTCTAGGTCCATTACGTCGCCTTTAGTAGCTGGCTCATCATCGCCACCTTCTTCAGCTTCGTCACCCATTTCAGCATCCATGTCCATGTCCATGTCCATTTCGCCTTCTTCGCTTTCGTCGCCCATGTCCATGTCGCCCATGTCCATTTCTTCTTCGTCGTCTTCGCCTAAACCTTCTTCGTCAGCTTCGACATCGTTAGCTAAATCGCCAACTTCATCGTCACTCATTTCTGGAGATTCAGATACTTCGTCATCCATTAAAGATTCATAAATGCTTTTGCTCTTTTCCACAACGATTTGATGGAATAGTTCGCTAGCTTTGCTCTCATCTTCGTTAATGATGAACTCAATTAACTTTTCATATTTGTTCATAAAGGAACTCCTCTCGTGATATTTAAAGGCTTTGCATCTGTTATACCTTTGTAGTGTATTTACAAATATACACACATTATTAGTAATAACGGGGTTTTTTTGACGTCAAAATTAAAAAAAACCGCAAAATTACTTTTGCAGCCTCATTTTCTGTTTGAAAGCTAACACAAAATGTTAGTTGATTACATTGTTATTTATTAAAGTGCAGGTTCGTCGCCACCCTCAGCAGGGGCTTTGTATTGATCTGTTAGTTCTTCTGCTTTCTTCTCATTCTCAAACTTTCTAACATCATTAGCACTACGTAAACGATTTAGATGCTGAAGTGTTAAACGTACTTTACGAGTATCGTTTAATTTCAAAACGCTTTGGTTGTCTTTTTCGTTGTACTGATCTGTTTCAGCTGAGTTAAAAAATTCTGTTAGTAACATAGAAATATTTACCTTAAAGAGGATTTCCAGCGGCGTCTACGCCTGAGTCAGCACCAGTATCTACGGGTGCTTCTGCACCTGCATCAGCGCCTGCATCTACTTCTGCATCATCAGGAACTTCAGCGGCTTCAAGATCGCCTTCAATACCGCCAGGTGTAATGCCAACATTACGCAAACTTGGGTCATCAGTTGCTGAAGTATCAGCTTTGCCTTGTTCTTCTTTCCACATGATTTCGTTTTCAGCAATCTCAGCTTCGCTCATGCCTAGGTAACGTTGCATTAAGAAACGTTTACTTAGATATGCAAAACCTTCTAACTGTGTAAACGTGCCAATTCTAGCGGCATCAACATCTGCTTGACGATACTGTGCAAAATTCTGTGGCTCTTCAAACACCAAATCAAAGATTTGACTGTCGATATTAAAGCCTCTCCAACGTAAGAACATCTTAAACTCTGTGTCCAACTTGTCGATAATCATCGATTGTATACGTTTGCAGTACTGATTAAAACGCCATTCTTGAATCAATGCTGTACCAACACGACCGTCTGTGAAACTTTGTGTGCCATCATCCATGCCAGTTGGCAGATACGAACTAGGTATACGCAAACCACGGAACAGTTTGTTAGTAAAGAAACGTAAATCTGTGATCTCGCCTAAGTTACTACCTCCCGGTAGTGTTTCTACGCTAGACCCTCTGCCATCGGCAGTTTGTGGGAAGAAATAGTCTTCGTTTGTGCTGAGTGGGTTATATGTTGCATCCATCATGTTTATGCCGCCGCCACTTTGTGTTGGAATGCGACGTTGATGCACTTCGTTTTTGACACGGTCAACAAATGCCATAGCCATATGACTGGGCATGTTACCTACGTCAATCTTAAAGATTCTACGTTCTGGCGCACGTTGTACACGATAGATAATAATAGCATCTTCTAGTAGTTCTTTTTGTTTGAAGACTTTAAACACGTTTTCTAATACCGAGTTACCAAATGGCCAGAACATGTCCAAGCCTTCTGTTAAACTTAGATGTACTACGTGTTCTGCATCTAGTACTGCTTCGCTTTGTGCTGTATTAAAACGTGACCCGCTACTATACGGTGAGTTGGGTTGAATATATCCGTTGCCTGAGTTATTAGCACCTGCATTAGGTGTACTAACATACGAATCACTCGAACTAACTGCTGTGGTTGTTAGATTCTCAAAATTTGGATTAAGATCTCTGACAACATACTGCTCTGGCTCTTTGCCTTCTGCTTCGTTTACAATAACTTTAACAACTTTGTTCATCTCAGTCCAATATAACTTGAATGTTTCTGGATCACGCAAGAACACTTGATCGCCATACTTAATAGTATTACGTAGGATCTTAAAGATACGCTGATTGAACTTGTTTAGATTCACCCAATGAATAAGTTGTTCGTTGATAATTTTTACTTCGTTGTCTGTAGGACTATCGTTAAAATGTAGATCAAATGGTGTATTGTTTGATTCGTTCTTTTGTGTACTAAATTCTGCAATAATATCCAAGGCAGCGTTGATTTCACTGTCCATATCCATTTGCTCGTATTGATTATAACGTTCGACTCGATTTGGATGACCAATATAGACCTCAGGCAAATGACTTTGATAGTTTCTAAATGCAGGATCTTGAGGTGAACCGCTGCCACTACCAACAGGACTTAGTAAACCTGCCGTGCTAGTATTTGCGGTTTTAAAATATTTTTTCCAACTCATCGGGTACTTCTTCCAGTTATATTATGTGTATTTATTTTAAACTACAAGCTATTGCGAGCTAAAGTTCTTTGGCTACCAGCAGAATCATCTAATAGAGTAACAACTCGTGTTAACAATTCATTTGTACGTTCCTGCGGGTTCATTCCTGCTAAACGTTCTTGTTCTTTTTTCTTAGCTTCTTCGTTTTTCGCCGCAAGTTCCATATCAGCTTTTTTCTTAGCTTCTTCTTGTTGCTTTGTCATTTCAGCTTGTTTTGCATCTTCGAGAGGTTTGCCTGTTTGTGTAGAAACTGTTTTGGATACAGGTACGCCGCTAGTAGTAGATGTAGGTTGAAGTTGTTTTAATTGATTTTCGTAAAATGCTAAGTCTCTCTTATTCTTCCTGGCTCGCATAGTACGCTGAGGTCCTGATGCAACTTGTTCTTTGAGACTTTCAATTCTACTTTTTAGTTGTTCAATTTTAGCTTGTTTAGGATCAGTTTTAGCTTCCGACGGACTATCTTGCTTTTTAGCTTCTTTTTCAGAACCACCAAACAATCCACCGAAGAAATTACCTACTGCACCGGTTACACTCTTGGCGATCCCGCTTACTTTGTTTTTAATGGCACTTATATCAACTTTTTCTTTAAGTGCTTTAAAGCTATTACTGGCGAAGTCGCCGATAGTATCAAAACCTTCACTAATAGTTTTTTGATCAACAAGTCCAAATGTTAGTCCACTAAGAGCTCCTGCAAATCCTTCTTTAACTGCTGAACCAATCTTACCAGACTTTTTGTATTCCTCAATACCAGCAGTCATACCATCAAAGATACCCATAGCGGCTGTAACCGCAAGTCCGACACCAGGTATAAACTTAGCCGCGCCGGCTGCGGCTTTCAATCCGCCTTTAAGCAATGCACCACTTGCAGGCCCTGCGGCTTTAGCCGCACCACCTATCATTTTGCTTGCTCCTCCGGCACCTTTAGATAACATTCCACCTAGTTTACCAATTAGCCCACCTTTACCACCACCAAGTAATTTACCAAACGTATTAATTGCTCCTTTGAAACTACCAGGCATCAATGTCATTACACCAATTAAAGTAGTCATAGTAGCTACTACAGTCATCATAGTTTTATTCAACTCTATAGAACTTTTTACATCTTCAGGAGTCATTGTTTGAAATTTTTTAATTTTGTCTTGTAGACCTTTAAGATCATCTATTAGTGCATTTGTAACATTACCAAAACTCTTAGCAAGAGGAGCCATTATTTCTTGTTGTTTGACCAGTGCTTCATTGTACTTGATCATGTTGCTTATTTGTACGTTTGTTTCACTTGTTGGATCTTTGGCTTCGTCTTTTTGCCCTTCTATATTTTTACGGGCATTGTCTAATGCACTTTTTGTTTGCTTGTAAGTGTCATCTAAGATACCAACCATTGCACCAGCAACATCTTTTGTTAGCCCGCTTGCGCCTGCCATAGCTGCCGCACCAATATCAGGACCGCGAGCAATAATTTCTTTGCGTATCTGATCTGCTGTTTGTGCTTGAATATCAGCAACTTTTTCTACGTTTAATGTTCCTTGATTGAAAGAAGTAGCAAAATTATTAATTCTTTCAGTAAATCCTTTACTTGTCGATGCAAATACTGCCGCATCTTTACTAATGATTTGACCGTATACTACTTTCTCTCTGAATGCTTTAGCTTCGATAGCACTCATTTTAGCAGTTGCTTGCTCAATCATAGTAGCTTGTTCTGGGCCTAACTGAGCTAGTTTTGCACGGAATGCTAGTTCGTTGTTTGCTTCCTTAGCCGCTGCCATGCGTTTACGTGCATCGTCACCTGTTAAAGCACTAATTAACTTTAAGTTACCTGCATAGTCTGACGTAGCTTGTGCAATGGCGGCTTCATCGCCTGGACCTATTTCGCCACCTCGACGCATATTGGCCATGGTTTCTGCCATGAGTTCGCCTTGTTCTTCAAAGCTATAACCTAGTGCTAGCATGTCACGCTTCATATCGGTGCCGCCAGCCTTCATAGCACCACCCATAAGTTTAACAGCTTCTGTAACACCTAAGCCAGAATCGGCAAAGTCTTTACTACTCTTTTGAACAATACGGCTGTATTGTTCCATGGTTAAACCAGACCCCAAGGCAGCGTTTCTCATTGCTTCAACACCACCAGCAAACATAGCACCTGATTGAGTTAGATTATTAAACATGTCAACTTGTCGCTTGTATGCAACTTTAGACATATCAATCATTTCTCTTGCTAGTGCGGCAGTGCCTCCAACAAGCATTTCAATTATTGGTGCTAGCAATGTCATTGCAACGCCAACTTTACCAGCTTTACCTCCGAGGTTTGACATTGCTTGACCAGCTTCTGCCATTCCTTTAGTAACAACCTTCATGCTCTTTTCAAAGGTGTCTACATAGAGATTCATCATATTCGCGCCGGCATCGGCAGCGTCTGATCCGTCTGTTAGACCTTTTGCAACATTAAAC